CAAGCGACATTGACGATACTTTCGTTGAAGAATGTTGGGATACAGCAAGAGACTTAATTGCATCTTATGTGCAATCTGTTACTGTACCTCCTCATGTTCTAAAGCGTTGTTATCTAGAAGTTGGATCTGAACTTTATCATCGCAGAAGTGCACCAATGGGTGTTTCACAATATGCAACTTATGATGGTGCCCCCATCAGAATTGCTAGAGACCCACTCGTTGGTGTATATCCTCTTCTAAACCGTTATATGGTGAGATTTGCATGAACATTGCAGAAATTAGAGATGATTTAGAATCAGGAATTATATTAGGTGGAATTTCCAGGGTATATAAATATGTACCAGAAAGACCAACAACTCCATGTGCAATTATTGAACCTGATACAGAGTTCATAACAGTATATGAAGATCAATATAATGAACCAGATTATAAATCAAATTGGAAGGTTCAAGTTATCACTCCTTTTGCTTCAAATCAAAAAGAAACAGAAAACTTAGACACAACATTAGAAACTTTAATTCCTGCCATATGGGAACAAGCCAAGGTAACAAAATTAACAGTAGATAAACCATTTATGTTAGACATAAATAACGCAGTCTACTTAGCAACAAACATTAATATATCAATAGATATAACAGGAGGAAATTAATATGTCACGCATTAAAGGCAAAAGTATTATTTTCAGTTTAGACGATATCGATTACGCAGGTGCAGTAAAGAGTGTAAAATTCTCTTCTGCTGTTGGCGAAATGGGTTTTGGAAACTACGAAGATAATTTAGACTTTACATGTCAAGTTACAGGATTCCAAGATGTGGCAGCAGCCTCATTATGGTCTTCTCTGTACGCAACACCAGGTGCACAAGTAGAATTAACATTTGCACCATACGGCAATGAAGTTGCATCAAACAATCAACCACATTTTGTGGCATCAGGTTATGCAGAAACATTACCAGATTTGGGTGGAGCAGCAGGCGAATACTTTGTTTATGACTTAACATTTATTTTAGATGGTAAGCCAGAAAGAGTAACAGCCTAATAAAGGTTTGCTATGGCAGAAGCAGTAGGTATCAAGGTTGAAGGATTAAAGGAAACTTTATCTGCTCTTAAGAAATTAGGAGACAACTTTGAAGATCTAAAAGACGCTAACGCTGAACTTAGTTCAACGATTGCATCTAAGGCTTCTGCCCTGGCACCAAAATTAACTGGTGCCTTAGCAGGTAGCATAAAAGGTAATCGTGCCAATAAAAGGGTACAGATTAAAGCAGGTAGTGCTAAGATTGCTTATGCTGGAGTAATTGAATATGGTTATCCTAAAAGAAATATTAGGGCACAATCATATTTAAGACGTGCAGCATCTGAAGATCAAAACTACATAGCAGAAACGTACGAAACAAATATAAAAGAAGTTATAAAGAAATATAACTTTGACTAACAGGAGGCAGTAATGGAAACTGATTTATTAAACAATTTAAAATGGAAAGAACTTGCAGAAGTTGAAACTTATTTAGGTTTGCCAATGGATGAATGGACAAACTCACCTTCAAAAGCAAAATTAGCATTTATTATGCAATACATGATGGCAAAGAGAACTAACACATCACTTACAATAGAAGAAGCAGAATTAATGTCAATTGCAGAATTGACTGAACTTGCAGGAGTTGAATTCACCGTCCCAAAAGAGGGGAATCCAGCCTAGAACGAATGGCTAATTTTTGTGTAGCAACAAGAATGAAACCATCAGACTTTTGGGAACTAACGCTGGATGAATACAACGCTATAGTTGAAGTACTAAACAGGAGGGATAGTTAATGGCTCAACAGATTACAATTGATATTGTTGCTGAGACAAAAAAACTTACCCAAGGATTAGATGATGCTAATAAACAACTAGGTGGCATTGAAGGCAAATTAAGTAGTGCCTCAAAGGCTGCAGTTGCATTTGCATCTGGATTTATTTTAACTAAAGGTGTTGCATTTTTAAAAGATGCCACTGAAGAAGCAAGAAGTGCAGAGCAAGCAATATTAGGTGCTGAGTCAGCATTTGGTGCTGGATCAAAAGCATTACAAAAAATTACAGAAGATGCTGATAAATTTGGTATTGCACTTGGAATGGATAATGATGATCTCATTGTTCTTGCTACACAATTAGGTGTTTATTTACCTGAATCTGCTAAAGGTTTATCTGTTGAATTATTAAATCTTGGTGCTGATGTTGCATCTTTAACTGGTGTTGATTTAGAGACTTGGACAAAGAAGTTTGCTAAAGGAATGGCAGATGGTGAACTTAAAGCAGGCGATCTTGAAAAGATGTTGCCAGGACTTAATGCACAAGTATATGCTCAAGCAGCAGCAATGTTTGAATCAGGAAAATCAACAGAAGCATTAAATCTGTTAATAGCAGAAGGTGCAACAACTTATGGCGATGCAGCAGAAAAGAAAGTTACATCTTCAAAGAAATTAGAATTAGCAATAGCAAACCTTAAAGAACAAATAGGTACAAAATTATTACCTATTATAGATAAATTTGTAAATATGTTAGTTACTGTAATTAGTTTTGTTGATAGAAATAGAGTAGTCATGCTTCCATTGATTGCAGTAATTGGAGTACTTTCTGCAGCAATATTAGTAGTAAACATTGCAATGACAGCCTGGTCATCAGTAACAGCAGCATGGACAACCATAACAGGAATAGCCACAGCAGCACAAAGACTATTTAATCTTACAATGTTGGCAAACCCAATTGGTTTAATTATTATTGCAATAGTTGCTTTGATAGCAATCATTGTGTTATTAGTTAAGAATTGGGATACTGTAACTGAAGTTGTTGGTAAAGTTTGGAAAGCATTTAAAGATTTTGTTTCTAATGCAATTGAAGCATTAGGTAATTTATATCAATCAGTAAAAAATATATTACAAAGCATTAAAGATATATTTACAAATGCATTTAATGAAATATTTAATAAAATATCATCAGTGATAGAAAGAATAATTTCTGCCTTCAGTGGTTTGCCAGGAAAGTTATTTGATATTGGTAAGAGCCTAGCAACAGGTTTATGGAATGGTTTATCATCAATGACTGATTGGTTAAGAAATCAAATCAATGCATTCTTTGGTAAATTAGTTCCATCATTTGCTAAAAAGGCTTTAGGTATATCTTCACCATCAAAAGTTTTTGCTGCTTTTGGTGAACAAATAGTTGAAGGTTTAGCACAGGGTATTAGTACAGCACAATCACTTGCAAGAGATGCCACATTTAATCTTGGCAATACAGCAATAAATGGTTTTGCACCAAGATTAGCAACTGCAACAAATAGATCACCTATTTATATAACAATAAATGCAGGACTAGGTACTGATCCATATAAATTAGGCAGGGAAGTTAATAGTGCTATTTCAAAATATGGAAAAGTTAGTAGCAAAGTAGTTAGAGGATGAAAGCAAAAGATTTAATTAAAATCTATGTTACTAGAAATAGTGAAGTCATTGATATTTCTGATGGAACTATTAATTTAGAATTTCAATATGGAAATGATTTTTTTGAAGGAATATGGCAAAGACCAGACTCTGGTCAATTAATTTTAACAACAAGGAATCAATCATTAGATCCACATATAAATGAATTAATAAGATTTAATTCAAAAATAACAATAACAAAAGATGATTGGTTAATTGGAACGTTTTATATTACTGAAATCAATGTTGATTATTCTCCAACAGGCGGAAATTCTATAATTACAATTAACGGAACAGATTTGTTTGGATTATTAGCAAGACATAGTTGGACTGAAAGTTTTGAAGATTGGTGTAGAGATAATTATCCTTTGGGTGCTTTAACACTTACACAACTTGGAGAAGCATTGTTTCCAGGAGTTGGACAATATTTTGTTGATACAGACAAAATAGAAATACCTAATATGAATATTATTACTGCAGAACATTTAGAAAGTTTAGACGGACAATTAACTAATTATAATAATATTAGTTCTGTTGCAATAAAAGCAGGAGAAAATGCTTTAGATACAGTATTAAAATTAAGTCAATCAAATTTATCAACAATGTTATTGTATCAAGGTACAGGTATTGTTGATTATCCATATGAAAAATATACTCCAGACACATATATTGAATATCCACCAATTGAAGATCAAGCAGGTTATATTAGTCCAGAAAATTCATTTACATCAGATGGAACTGGATATTCTTATAAATCAATAATAATAAATGATGGTTTTTCTAGAACAGCAAATCAAGTTATTATAAAAAATTTAGATAGGGTTTATGGAGCAGGAACAACTTTTACTGAATCTAATGATAATTTTGGTCCATATACAGTAGAACAGTCAGTAAATGAATGGGGTAGTGGAAGTGTAGAATTTGACACATTTGTTACTGGTGATGATAATGTGGCAAACACTTTTGCAACAATTGCAAGAGACATACTTGAAACATCAATATCTCCTAAAATTAGTGTGTCAGAAATTACATATGATGCAATAAAACATCATGTTCAAAATTATGAAACATTGTTTCCAGGAAAGACAATAAGAATTATACATGATATAAATGACGATGTTGTAATTGATAAATATTTTAATATTATTGGAATTAAACATGTTATTAATAGAGATGATCATTATATAACTTTAGTACTTAAAGATTCAATTGAGGAACTTAGATCACAAAAAACTTTTAGTAATCCAGAAATAGTAATTAACGGAACATATAATTCAGAGTATGAAATGCAATCTGGAGATACTAACTATATGTGGTCTGCTTCTATAGATAATTTTCCTTCAGAGGAAATTGCTTCAGTTCAATGGTCTTTTTATGGAACGCCAGAAATAGGAACTGGCGGAAATACTTATATAAATAGTGTTTATCATAGTACTTCTTTAACACCAACATGGAATTATGATATTCCAAATACTTATGGACTTGATGATGATTGGGAAGCAGGTCCTGGAATTAAAAAAATTGTATTGTTAATAACTACTTTAGATGGTTGGCAAGTTGGTTCAACAATAGATATCTTAGTTGATGCAGCAGTGCCACATGCAGATTTTACCTTTTCAACAAATACAAATAATGGAGTAACAACCTTTACTGATTTAAGTTATGATGCTCAATATTGGACATGGAATTTTGGAGACGGAAGTGCAACATCATCATTACAAAATCCTACACATTCATATATTATTGGTGGAACATATACTATTACTTTAACAGTATCAAATGGTGTAGTAACAGATACTTATAGTTCTCCAATAACTATTGTTGCACAAAAAATTCCAGTTAGATATGTTAAATTTAAATGTAGTGGTGTTTCAACTCAAACAACTCCTGGTAACTATACTGCTGCACCATTAACTTCTTGGTCAAATGTTAAAGTGTGGGGTACAGTATATCCAAATGTAACACAAGAACTTGCTTTTAATAAACCAGCAACTAAAATAGAAACTAGTGGATATATTCATAACTTTTTAACAAGTGGTCCTGGTACTACTAGCCCTAGTGGTTTTAAATATTGGGATACAACTGCTGATCCATATAGAGTTACAGATCAATACAATTCAACTAGAATAGGTTTTTTTCCAGTATATTCATCTGGTTCTACAATCAGAACATTTAATATGGCAGTTGTTATTGATCTTCAAACCACTAATTTATTTTTAAGTAATATGCAAATAGTTTCTGGCGAAAATGTGACACAAGGATTTTTACCAAATATAGTAGAAGTTAGTGCTGATGGAACAAATTGGTATGAAATTGGTTATATTCAGGCAAACTTTAATCCAACTACTCCGTTTGGTACTAATAGAACTTGGAATTTGATTCCAACTGTTACAATGCCTCCACTTTATTATTCATAACCATAAGAATTCCACCTGCCTCGTGGAATAGCAAAACCCCTAACCATGTGAGATGTTATAGGGGTTTTGTTTAATACCAGTTATTATTTTTATGGTGAAATAATGCTTTACAAATACTTCCAGAATATCTAGACTTTATATATTTATCAAACCTTATTACTTGATCGTTTATGTTTAAATTATTTTTTACGTTCATTAATTGAAATAATCCGTAAGCATTAGATTTTGGGTTGCGTACATTAACACGAAAGCCAGATTCTGCTTTAACTAGGTTGATGCTGCAAACTATTTCTTGTTGCGAATAACCTTTATGTGAGAGTAAAATAGTTAATGCAACTATTACATCAATCAATCTTCTATGACTTGTTGCACCTCAAGAGGGAGTTCCTCTTCAACTTTAATAGATTCTTTCTTCTTAACTTTTTGTTTCTTTAGAGTGTAATCCCAATCTTTTGCAGGGATTAGTTTTCCTTCATGATAAACTTTCTTCATTTTTTCTCCTTTGATATCAAAATAGAGTAAATTTCATCTACTCTACTTTCTAATCTACTTACCTGATCTTTGATGCTAGAACCTGAATTAGGTCTTAATTCTGATAGATAATGCTTTACTAGGAATCTAATTGTGGCAACTAGTGATCCAAACAACGTACTTAGGGCTACGGCTAAACCAGCCCACTGAAAAATAGACAATTTACACAAATCTCCTATAGGTCGCCATACATCTATTCTACAATTGATGTAGTTTATGTTTCTTGGAGGACATATGAATTTAGTTTCAAATATACCTGCAGCCTTAGAATGGCGAGTATACAAAGGTGACACTGCATCACTTGCAATAGCAATATTAGACGACAAGAATGAACCAGTAGATTTAACTGGAATTACATTTGATGGTGAACTTAGAATTAGTCCAGAAGATAGTGAATCAGATAGAAGTCTTGCAATTACAGTATTAGAGAATGTTTTAACAGTTGAAATTCCAGACACTGACACACTTCCAAGAACATGTTATTATGATATTCAATCAAACAATGATGGAACAATTCAAACAATAATTAAAGGAATGATCATAACTGAAACGGATGTAACACGTTTATGAACAACTTAAGAATTCTTTCAGAATCTACTACAAATCAAATTGAAGTTGTTTCTCCAACTGAAATTAAGTTGATTACTTCAGCAATTGGTTTGGCAGTTGGACCTAAAGGTGATACTGGAGATACTGGCCCACAAGGACCTGCTGGACCACAAGGTGCAACTGGTGCTAAAGGCGATACAGGTAACACAGGAGCACAGGGCATTCAAGGAATTCAAGGAATTAAAGGTGATACAGGAAATCAGGGTATTCAGGGAATTCAGGGTATTCAAGGAATAAAAGGAGATACTGGTGATACTGGTGCAACTGGATCTCAAGGTATTCAAGGAATACAAGGAGTAAAAGGGGATACTGGAGATCAAGGTATTCAAGGCACTCAAGGAATTCAGGGAATACAAGGAGAAAAAGGCGATAAAGGAGATACTGGTAACAACGGTACTGATGGAGATCATTATCATACAACATCTACAACATCATTTACTTTAGGTACATCTGGTTCACAAACAATTGTTGTTGATGATATTAATGTTGATTATTCAATTGGTCAAACAGTTATTGTTGCTTATGATATTGACCATCATCAACATGGAACAGTTTCTAATTACAACCCTGCAAATGGCGAATTAACATTTGTTAAAGATAATAAGACAGGTTCAGGAACATTTGCATCATGGACTGTTAACTTAAATGGTGCTGTTGGTATTCAGGGAATACAAGGAATTCAAGGAGAGCCAGGACCTCAAGGAGATCAAGGCATTCAGGGAATCCAAGGAGAACAAGGACTTAAAGGCGATACAGGCGATCAAGGAATACAAGGCATTCAAGGCATTCAAGGCGAACAAGGCATTAAAGGAGATAAGGGAGACACTGGAGATACAGGCTCTCAAGGCATTCAGGGCATTCAGGGAGAACAAGGAATACAAGGGGATGAAGGTCCTCAAGGCATCCAGGGAATTCAAGGCGTAGCAGGTAATGATGGTGCTGACGGTAATGATGGAGTTCAGAATGTATTCATTCAATCAACTGCTCCTACTTCACCAGCAACTGGATGGATATGGATTGTGATTTAAATGGCATATGCAGATTTGTATTCAGATGCCGCAATTTACTTTCCATTAAATAACGATTACACATATTCAACAACTGGAACATTAAACTCTGGTTTAAGTTCTACATACACAGGAACACCAACATTTGTTGCTGATGCACCAACAGGTCTTGGATCAACACATTCTTTTAAGTTAAACGGATACGCTGCTGCTACAAACGTAAGACCACCTAGATATGTTTTTAATAACATGGCTAATCAATCAGATGATGCAAATATTAAAGGTAAAACCGTTACATTTTGGTACAAACAAACAACACCAAGTAGTGGTACATCACTTGGATCATCAGCAGTAGTTTTATACAGCAATAATACTGTTAACGCTAGCCATTTTGATACTTCATATATAAACCAGGGAACTTACAACGCAAGAGTTAATACAGGTACAGATAGAAGTATTGACTTTAGAGTTCCTGAAACAAACACAACTAATGGTTCTCAAAGTAATCTTTCATATAGAGCATCTGGTGATAAATTAGATCTTG